TATATTGTTGGTCTTTAGTAAGTGTATCAAATTCATCAGATATCAAGGGCATGTTATCACCTCCTTAGGTTGATAACAACATTATACACGAAAGGAGCATAAACAAATGAACACAAGATCAGAAGGATTGCGTATAGGCGTCCCACAAGTTTCTAGCAAAGCTGATGCTTCTTCATCCTATTTAACGGAAAAGGAACGTAACTTAGGAGCGGAAATATTAGAGCTTATTAAAAAAAGTGATTACAGCTACTTAGAAATAAACAAAGTTTTCTATGCATTAGATAGAGAACTTCAATACAGGGCGAATAATAACAAACTTTAACATTTATCTAAAGGAGTGATAGAGATGCCAAAAATCATAATACCACCAACACCAGAAAACACATATCGAGGCGAAGAAAAATTTGTGAAAAAGTTATACGCAACACCTACACAAATCCATCAATTGTTTGGAGTATGTAGAAGTACAGTATACAACTGGTTGAAATATTACCGTGAAGATAATTTAGGTGTAGAAAATTTATACATTGATTATTCAGCAACGGGAACATTGATTAATATTTCTAAATTAGAAGAGTATTTGATCAGAAAGCATAAAAAATGGTATTAGGAGGATTATCAAATGAGCGACACATATAAAAGCTACCTATTAGCAGTGTTGTGCTTCACGGTCTTAGCGATTGTACTCATGCCGTTTCTATACTTCACTACAGCATGGTCAATTGCGGGATTCGCAAGTATCGCAACATTCATATTTTATAAGGAATACTTTTATGACAACAAGGGGGAATGAAAAGATGTCAGATAAAGACTTGATGGAAGAAGTTGACAAGAGAAGGAAAGAAAAAGATTTAACGGTGAGAGAAATAGGATATTTGCTAGGTTTCTCTGATACTTATTTTATTAAGTTAAGAAATGGTTCAAGAAGAATTACTGATCGGAAGAGAGATAGAATTAATCGTTATTTAAACGGTGAATACGACAATGTAAAAATTCCTAAATATTCAAGAGATTCTGAACAAGTAGCATATGACAAGGGATATAAACAAGCTTTAAAAGATTTAGAAGAATTTGTAAATAATAAAAAAACTGCTACTTGCGACAACAAGTAACAGTGACAAACACTTAAGAAAAAATTCATGTTCAATATAAAACGAAATACGGAGGATGTCAACTATGACTAAAAAATATAAAGACATGACGCAGGAAGAAATAAAAGACTTATTATCTGAAAAAACCGCAGAATTATATGAATTAGCGAAAGAAATTAAGGGAGAAAGTAAATTTGATATTTTGCTTTTCTCATCAATAGGAGTTATCGACGGAGATTATTTAGCAGGTTCAAGTTCTGTGATTGGTCATACTTTCGATCTTGCTTCCTTATTGGATAGCACTAAGAGTTATAAAGACATTGTCAATGTTCTCCAAATGTGTAAATCACAAAAATTTCACGGTATTGATGATAACAAGGAGGGCTAAAACAATGTATTACAAATTTGGTGAGATAAAAAATAAAATTATCAGCTTTAACGGGTTTGAATTTAAAGTGTCTGCGATGAAAAAACATGACGGTATCAGTATACAAATCAAGGATATGAATAATATTCCACTTAAATCATTTCATGTTGTAGATTTAAGCGAACTATATTTTGCGACGGATGCAATGCGTGACGTTATAAACGAATGGATTGAAGAGAACACAGATGAACAGGACAGACTAATTAACTTAGTCATGAAATGGTAGGAGGTATGAAAAGTGAATGATTTACAAGAGAGAGAATTAGAAACATTCGAACAAGACGACCGATTCAAAGTAACTGATCTAGACAGTGCTAACTGGGTTTTTAAGAAACTGGATGCAATCACAACTAAAGAGAATGAAATCAACGATTTAGCAAATAAAGAAATTGAACGCATAAACGAATGGAAAGATAAAGAAGTAGAAAAATTACAGAGTGGCAAAGAATATTTACAAAGCCTTGTAATTGAATATTACAGAATACAAAAAGAACAAGATAGCAAATTCAAGTTGAATACACCTTACGGAAAAGTGACAGCCAGAAAAGGTTCAAAAGTCATTCAAGTTAGCAATGAGCAAGAAGTCATTAAACAACTTGAGCAACGAGGTTTTGACAACTATGTAAAAGTAACTAAAAAACTTAGCCAATCAGACATTAAGAAAGATTTCAATGTAACTGAAAATTGCACATTGATTGACGCAAACGGCGAAGTTTTAGAGGGTGCTAGCATTGTGGAGAAACCAACGTCATACACGGTAAAGGTGGGAGAATAGATGACTGAAAAAACTAATCAAGATGTCGATATTTTAACGCAACTAGGTGTAAAAGACATCAGCAAACAAAATGCAAACAAGTTTTATAAATTTGCGATATACGGCAAGTTCGGTACTGGTAAAACTACGTTTTTAACAAAAGATAACAATGCCTTAGTACTAGATATAAATGAGGACGGAACAACGGTAACAGAAGATGGGGCAGTTGTGCAGATTAAGAATTATAAGCATTTTAGTGCAGTGATTAAAATGCTGCCTAAAATTATTGAACAACTAAGAGAAAACGGAAAACAAATTGATGTTGTAGTGATTGAAACAATCCAAAAGTTACGTGATATCACTATGGACGACATCATGGACGGTAAATCAAAGAAACCGACATTTAATGATTGGGGCGAGTGTGCTACACGCATTGTAAGTATTTATCGTTATATTTCTAAATTACAAGAACATTATCAATTTCATCTTGCTATAAGCGGACACGAGGGCATTAACAAAGACAAAGATGATGAGGGAAGTACTATCAATCCAACAATCACGATAGAGGCACAAGACCAAATAAAAAAAGCAGTCATCAGTCAATCTGACGTGTTAGCAAGAATGACAATAGAAGAACATGAGCAAGACGGCGAAAAAACTTATCAATATGTACTTAACGCTGAACCATCAAATTTATTCGAGACAAAGATAAGACACTCAAGCAACATCAAAATTAACAACAAACGTTTCATTAATCCAAGTATTAACGATGTTGTACAAGCAATTAGAAATGGTAATTAAAAATTAATTAAAAGGACGGTATAAAAATTATGAAAATCACTGGTAGAACACAATACATTCAAGAAACTAATCAAGAGGCATTCATGAAAGGTGGGGACTTTTTAGGAGCTGGAGAATTTACAGTAAAAGTTGCAAATGTCGAGTTTAACGACAGAGAAAACAGATACTTCACGATTGTTTTTGAAAACAACGAAGGTAAACAATACAAACACAACCAATTCGTCCCACCATTCCAACAAGATTATCAAGAAAAACAATATATCGAGTTACTTAGTAGATTAGGAATTAAATTGAACTTACCAGATTTAACTTTTGACACAGATCAATTAATTAACAAAATCGGAACTATTGTACTTAAAAATAAATTTAACGAGGAACAAGGCAAGTATTTTGTAAGACTCTCATATGTAAAAGTTTGGAATAAAGACGATGAAGTAGTTAATAAACCAGAACCTAAAACTGATGAGATGAAACAAAAAGAACAGCAAGCAAATGGTAAACAGACACCTATGAGTCAACAATCAAACCCATTCGCTAATGCTAATGGTCCAATAGAAATCAATGATGATGATTTACCGTTCTAGGACGTGGTTTAAATGCAATACATTACAAGATACCAGAAAGACAATGACGGTACTTATTCCGTCGTTGCTACTGGTGTTGAACTTGAACAAAGTCACATTGATTTACTAGAAAACGGATATCCGCTAAAAGCAGAAGTAGAGGTTCCGGACAATAAAAAACTATCTATAGAACAACGCAAAAAAATATTCGCAATGTGTAGAGATATAGAACTTCACTGGGGCGAACCAGTAGAATCAACTAGAAAATTATTACAAACAGAATTGGAAATTATGAAAGGTTATGAAGAAATCAGTCTGCGTGACTGTTCAATGAAAGTTGCGAGAGAGTTAATAGAACTGATTATAGCGTTTATGTTTCATCATCAAATACCTATGAGTGTAGAAACGAGTAAGTTGTTAAGCGAAGATAAAGCGTTATTATATTGGGCTACAATCAACCGCAACTGTGTAATATGCGGAAAGCCTCACGCAGACCTGGCACATTATGAAGCAGTCGGCAGAGGTATGAACAGAAACAAGATGAATCACTACGACAAACATGTGTTAGCACTGTGTAGACAACATCATAATGAACAGCACGCAATTGGTGTTAAGTCGTTTGATGATAAATATCAATTGCATGACTCGTGGATAAAAGTTGATGAGAGGCTCAATAAAATGTTGAAAGGAGAGAAAAATGAATAAGTTACTAATAGATGACTATCCGATACAAGTATTACCGAAATTAGCTGAATTAATAGGGTTAAACGAAGCAATAGTATTGCAACAAATTCATTATTGGCTAAACAACTCAAAACATAAATACGATGGCAAAACTTGGATTTTTAATTCTTATCCAGAATGGCAAAAACAATTTCCATTTTGGAGCGAGAGAACTATAAAAAGGACATTTGGGAGTTTAGAAAAACAAAATTTATTGCATGTAGGTAACTACAACAAGGCTGGATTTGACCGTACAAAATGGTATTCAATCAATTATGAAACATTAAACAAACTAGTGGCACGACCATCGGGACAAAATGGCCCGACGATGAGGACAAATTGGCACGATGCAAGAGGACAAAATGACCCGACCAATACCATAGACTACACAGAGACTAACAAACATAGAGAGACAGACGACGTCTCAAAGTCATTTAAGTATATTAGTACCAATTTAGAAATTATACAAAACCCTTTAAAAGCAGAACAGTTAGAACACGAAATTAAATCATTTAAGCAAGATCAGTTCGAAATAGTAAAAGTCGCTACCGATTACTGCAAAGAAAACAACAAAGGTCTGAATTACTTACTAACTGTATTAAAGAACTGGAATAAAGAAGGCGTTTCAGATAAAGAAAGTGCTGAAAACAAATTGAAACCTCGTAACTCTAAAAAAGAAACTACTGATGATGTCATAGCACAAATGGAAAAAGAATTGAGTGATGACTAATGCCGATGAGCAAAACACAAGCATTAGAAATTATTAAAAAAGTTAGGTACGTATACAACATCGATTTTGATAAACCAAAGTTAGAAATGTGGATTGATGTATTAAGTCAAAACGGGGATTATCAACCAACTGTAAAAGCTGTAGATGGATATATCAACAGTAACAACCCGTACCCGCCTAACCTACCAGCAATCATGCGTAAGGCACCTAAAAAAGTATCTATTGAGCCGGTAGACAACGAAACCGCTACACACCAATGGAAAATGCAGAATGACCCCGAATATGTCAGACAAAGAAAAATAGCGCTAGATAACTTCATGAATAAGTTGGCAGAATTTGGGGGCGATAACGAATGAATTACGGTCAATTTGAAATTGAAAGCACAATAATCGCTACGCTACTTAAACAACCGGACGTACTAGAAAAGATAAGAGTTAAAGATTACATGTTTACGAACGAAAAGTTTAAAACCTTTTTCAATTATGTAATGGACGTCGGAAAGATAGATCATCAAGAAATCTATTTAAAAGCAACTAAAGATAAAGAGTTTTTAGATGCAGATACTATAACTAAACTTTACAACTCCGATTTCATTGGATACGGATTCTTTGAACGTTATCAACAAGAATTATTGGAAAGTTATCAAATCAACAAAGCGAAAGAATTGGTAACTGAGTTCAAACAACAACCTACGAACCAAAATTTTAATAACTTGATTGATGAACTCAAGGATTTAAAAACAATTACTAACAGAAAAGAAGACGGAACCAAGAAGTTTGTTGAGGAGTTTGTCGATGAGTTATACAGCGATAGCCCTAAGAAGCAAATTAAGACGGGTTATAAGCTCATGGATTACAAAATAGGGGGATTGGAGCCGTCGCAATTAATCGTCATCGCAGCGCGTCCCTCAGTGGGTAAGACAGGTTTTGCATTAAACATGATGCTGAACATAGCACAAAATGGATACAAAACATCTTTCTTTAGTCTCGAAACAACTGGCACATCAGTATTGAAACGTATGTTATCAACAATTACTGGTATTGAGTTAACAAAGATAAAAGAAATCAGGAACTTAACGCCGGATGACTTAACAAAGTTAACGAATGCGATGGATAAAATCATGAAATTAGGCATCGATATTTCTGATAAAAGTAATATCACACCGCAAGATGTGCGAGCGCAAGCAATGAGGCATTCAGACAGGCAACAAGTTATTTTTATAGATTATCTTCAACTGATGGATACTGATGCGAAAGTTGATAGACGTGTAGCAGTAGAAAAGATATCACGTGACTTAAAGATAATCGCTAACGAGACAGGCGCAATCATCGTACTACTTTCACAACTGAATCGTGGTGTCGAGTCTAGACAGGATAAAAGACCAATGCTATCGGACATGAAAGAATCAGGCGGAATAGAAGCAGATGCGAGTTTAGCGATGCTACTTTACCGTGATGATTATTATAACCGTGACGAAGATGACAGTATCACTGGCAAATCTATTGTTGAATGTAACATAGCCAAAAACAAAGACGGCGAAACCGGAATAATTGAATTTGAGTATTACAAGAAGACTCAGAGGTTTTTCACATGAATATAATGCAATTCAAAAGCTTATTGAAATCGATGTATGAAGAGACAAAGCAAAGCGACCCGATTGTAGCAAATGTATATATCGAGACTGGTTGGGCGGTCAATAGATTGTTGGACAATAACGAGTTATCGCCTTTCGATGATTACGACAGAGTTGAAAAGAAAATCATGAATGAAATCAACTGGAAGAAAACACACATTAAGGAGTGTTAAAAAATGCCGAAAGAAAAATATTACTTATACCGAGAAGATGGCACGGAAGATATTAAGGTCATCAAGTATAAAGACAACGTAAATGAAGTTTATTCGCTCACAGGAGCCCATTTCAGCGACGAAAAGAAAATTATGACTGATAGTGACCTAAAACGATTCAAAGGCGCTCACGGGCTTCTATATGAGCAAGAGCTAGGATTGCAAGCAACGATATTTGATATTTAGAGGTGGCACAATGAGTAAATACAATGCTAAGAAAGTTGAGTACAAAGGAATTGTATTTGATAGCAAAGTAGAGTGCGAATATTACCAATATTTAGAAAGTAATATGAATGGCACTAACTATGATCGTATCGAAATACAACCGAAATTTGAATTACAACCTAAATTCGGGAAACAAAGACCGATTACGTATATAGCCGATTTCTCTTTGTGGAAGGAAGGGAAACTGGTTGAAGTTATAGACGTTAAAGGTAAGGCGACTGAAGTTGCCAACATCAAAGCGAAGATATTCAGATATCAGTATAGAGATGTGAATTTAACGTGGATATGTAAAGCGCCTAAATACACAGGTCAAGAATGGATGGTATATGAGGACTTAGTGAAAGTCAGACGTAAAAGAAAAAGAGAAATGAAGTGATCTAATGCAACAACAAGCATATATAAATGCAACGATTGATATAAGGATACTTACAGAAGTTGAATATCAGCGTTTCGATGATGTCGATGATGAAAAAGATATGCTAGCAGAGCGTTTAGATAAAAATCCGGACGAATTACTAAAATATGACAGCATAACAATAAGACATGCATATATAGAGGTGGAATAAATGAGTATCGTAAAGATTAACGGTAAACCGTATAAATTTACCGAACATGAAAATGAATTGATAAAAAAGAATGGTTTAACTCCAGGAATGGTTGCAAAAAGAGTACGAGGTGGCTGGGCGTTGTTAGAAGCCTTAAACGCACCTTATGGCATGCGCTTAGCTGAGTATAAAGAAATTGTGTTATCCAGAATTATGCAACGAGAGGCTAGAGAACGTGAAATAGCTAGACAACGACGTAAAGAGGCTGAATTACGTAAGAAGAAGCCACATTTGTTTAATGTACCTCAGAAACATTCACGTGATCCGTACTGGTTTGATAATACTTATAACCAAATGTTTAAGAAATGGCAGGAAGCATAAATGCCTAAAACCGATAGCGCATGTAAAGAATACTTAAACCAATTTTTCGGATCTAAGAGATATCTGTATCAGGATAACGAACGAGTGGCACATATCCATGTAGTGAACGGCACTTATTACTTTCATGGGCATATCGTGCCAGGTTGGCAAGGCGTGAAAAAGACATTTGATACAGCGGAAGAGCTTGAAACATATATAAAGCAACAGGGTTTGGAATACGAGGAACAGAAGCAACTAACTTTATTTTAAAAGGGCGGAAACAATGAAAATCAAAATTGAAAAAGAAATGAATTTACCTGAACTTATCCAATGGG